GTAAAAAGGAGTAGAGAGTATTTTCTTTTTATTTTAAACCTATACTATTGAAATGGATATCCTAAACCCAAACTTTACGTAAAGGAAAATGAAAAATGATGATCGAATTCAATCTTATCTTCATTAAAGAAGAAAACATCAATCGTGTCCGTCACGACATCAAAGCCATTACTGAAGGTAATACTAAGTTCCCTTCTAAGATCAAAGATGAGGAAGTATTACTTCCGACTACTTTGATTGCCACACATTCTAAACAGTTTACTAAGTATCTTGTAGAAATCTTAGCAGTAGAGAATTTTGCTAAATTAGATCAGGCGACTCAAATTGCATTTATCCGACATGCAGAAGTCTTGGTACCGATTCGTTTAGAAGTCAAAGAAAGCCATGAGTATTTACATATCGATATCGATGACATTTGCCGACTCTTGAAAGTAAAAGATCAACACGATCGTAATCTTTTAGGACAACGCATTAATGACTTCCTAGTGGAATCAGAAGCCTACTTAGAATTCATTGCGAATATTTCTACTAAGACATTTACTTTCATCCTAGGTGATAAATTCCCAAAGGAACACAAAGTCATCACTAAGATGGCCTTTGCGCCTCAAACTAATCGTTTTACTCATTCTGCATCATTTCGTGAAGTAGAAGGTAAAGCTGATACCAATTACGATTTATTCGCAAAAGGTAAAGAAAAGAAATGGGTAACACGTATTGAGCATCGTTACGAGATTGATCACTATTCTAACACCAATTACTTAAAAGCAGTGAAAGAATTAGCGAAGTTAATCGAAGTCACTACGAAGAATTATATTCTTCCTGAATACGAAAAACATGTTGATCCTATTAAGATCATGACAGAGTTTTCAGCATTCTGGAAAGAATGTCTCCCAATGGATACACAGTAATAAAGAATTAGAGAGTACTCCATTTAGGAGTACTCTCTATTTTCTGATTATACACTAACCTATTTTCTTTTTTTTAGTTTAAGGAATTTATTTCATGTACAAAAATGTCCGAGAGGTATTTAACGACTATTGTTCCAGTTTACCTATCGACACAAAGCTTTGTGATCGAATCGAACAATATTTAAATTCCTTTATTACTCGCTCTCCTGAACATGCTCAATTCTTCGGAGGAGACACTATTGGAGATACCGTAGTAAAATTTATCAATTCAGACCGGTTAAAATGGTTTGAAGAGATACTCCAAATTGACGAAGTAGAGATCGCTCCTGCTTTAGCAGAACTCATCTCTCCTGTACACTACGTGGTGGCTTCTGACCCTTTCTCATTAAGCTGCGTTTGGTTAATCCATTCTATTTGGAAATCTTCTAAGATTCCTGATAAACGTAAACAGAAAACCATGTCTGATATCGTGATCATCATGAACATTCGATTCTTGACTTCACGTATGCAACGACACTGGCCTTATCCTTGTTCTAAACAAACCGCAGAAGCTACTTTATCCTCCATGTCTAATAAGTACGCCATTAAACGCTTAGGCTCTTGGTTAGCCGTATTGCGTGAACGTGGTGATGACACGACCGACATGAAGCATTCTATCCATAAGCTCACGATTGAGAAAATGGATGTCGATATTCGTAATACAGGATACTCTGTAGGCTACATGATTACAGACTCTCAGTCTCGTATTAAAAACATGTTGAAGAATATCTACAATGTACAGAAGAATCTGCAAACCATGACGATTACTTCGTCGTCTTCTTCCTTCATCGATACAGATGGAGAAGAAGTCTTAAAAGACAAAGAGAAATCTCTCGAAACCTACAAACGTTATTTAGAAGGAATCATTGCTGATAAGCATTCTTTTATTAAACTGGATTTAATATCGATTATTGAATCGAGTAATAAAACCATGCCTGCTCAAATGTTCAGAAGCACATTAAGCTGGATCAGTGATACCTATGGCAAAGGCTCTGACGGTAAATTAGAAATAGATGGTATTATTGCTAAACTCATGTATCATCTACTCTCTTACCTATACTTAAATCGTAATACCATGAAAAACAATTCAGACATTGCTGGATTGATTTCTAAGATGAAAGGTGTCTATACTTCCTCTCGTTCCACGGAAGAATCTTTATTAGAGATTCGTGCTGATGTAGAAGACCTTGTTCGTCGTGCGACTAAAGTCAAATCAGGCCCTGCTATAGCGGCTACTCGTACCGGTGTGATGCTCTATATTGTATTAAGAGCATTTACCATGAAACACTACCAAGGATAACGTAAATAACTCTAATAGCCAATATTACATTATTCTTAAAGTTATTGAAAACACTTTAAGGAATGAGATATGCGCTTTTTGAAAAAACTCTTTCAAAAAACATACAAGACCACTCGTTCGATTTCAGGTCTGGTTCGAACAGAGTTCAATTTCACTAAAGTCAAAGAGTCTGAACCGACCATCATTACTATTGGGAATCAATTCAATTGTTCTATGGACATTGTAGTTGTGAAAAGAACCTATGTAATGGAAAGGAATAAAGGACTCTTCTTTACGAGATATAAGAAATTCTTCATCTATCAAGTCACTGGTATTGTGCCTGAATGCTTTCCCACAAAGATGAGAAAAGTCATGAACTCTACGTTACAGATTCCTACTTTACTTCCTAGGATCTATCCTGAGGAATACAGGATCAACGCAGTCGTCTCGGCTTTCCTAGACATTAAGATGTCTATTATCCTGAAAAATGGACAAGATTAGAAAAGTACTCTCTACTCCTTTTTAGGGAGTAGAGAGGCTTTCTTTTCTGTTTAGTATCCTAACCAGTAATTGATGTTGCTAATGTCATTGCTAGGTTGATAAACTGTATCAAAGTAATCATTACGATTACCTAAGAATGGATGATTTAAAGAAACATCAGTCATAGACTTCAATCCTTCCATCACATCGTTTAACATGTCAGGAGAAGATTTCATCGCATTAATCCTACGAGTTTCTTTCAAGTCTTCAATCATGCCAGATACAGACATAGCCATTTGAGAACGAGATTCAGGAGTTAGTCTAGATTCTAACAATCTAATGGTTTTCTCTAATTTAGCAAATTCGAAGTGATCTTCTGTATTAGACAATTCTTCGTACATTGCCGAGATCTTATCTTTCAAGGCTTCTTGTTCCCTCATCTTCATCATTTTCTCAGGATCGATTTCCTCACCTGCAGAAATGACATTTGATAAGAATCTTCCACGATTGATATTGTAGTAGTTTACATTTCGTCCATTGAAGATAAACCAACAAGCCAATAGCCAAGAGATGACTTGGTCATCATGATCTTCCTTATCCGAGCCATGGTCAATTCTTCCATCGATAATCACCAATCCTAATAACTCACGAATCAGTTTCTTATCTTTTACTTTATCAGCAATAATATCGATTGCACGGTAGAAAGTTTCACCATACAAGTTATCACGAGAGTATCGACCTTTACCAGAAGTACTGTAACCAAAGGTACTGCGATACATGTTCGCAACAGAAGCAGGATTCGGATGAGCATCCATGTTCAAAAAGGTTCTTTGATTCTCATCTTTCTCATGGACAATCGTATTGAAGATTTGTTTAAAAGGATTAATCCCATGTGCTGGTAAAGTCTCAATCAAGAAATCGATAATACCTTGAGCTGAAGATCGATTCTCTGGTACTAACAATAGTTTAGGGAATCGAATAATCAAATCACACAACCATTGAGCATATTGGAATAGATTGACTTTATTGATACTCGCAGTACCAATAATATTCAAATCCAAAGCATTCACAAAGGTTAATGAGCAGGCATCTTTACCAATAGCTGAAGAAGAGTCCAAACCCACAATAATCGGACAATGATTGAATAAGTCAGAGAGTTCATTTTGATTGACATACCAGTTAATGACGATACCGAACTTACCAATATCTCTAAAGAGAGGATCAGTTTCACTGTTCTTAATCATCTGTGCTTGTTCTACTGTAAATGGAGAAGACTCTGTACCTGAAGTCCATACGTTATAATAGTCACGTAATGCGTCTTCACCGGTTACTTTGTTTCGAGACATGTTCTCAATCAACCATTCGTCAGTATAACCTAATTGACGATGTGAAAATGTGCCTTGTACTTGGAACAAACCAAAAGTCTTAGCCAAAGGATCAGAAGGATTAGAATCTGCACGTACTCGTTTTTCAAATTCTGCTGCATCAAATGAATCGTAATACTTCTCGTCAAACTGAGCAGATTCATTCCAAACTTCATAAGCCCACCGACCATGTGGCGTATCTTTCTTACCAGCAGTAGTCGTGAAGATAGAGGCAGTTTCTTTACCTTGGGCTAAAGCATTCATCCTCGCCGCGTCCATCGCAGAACCCATAGATGGAATGGTAATGTAATTGAGTTTACAGAATGCTACCTCATCACACTGACGTACTTCTACCGTGTTACCACGACCTTTCTTA